CACAAGAAGTAATTTCAAAATTAGAGGCAGACAACAGTCGTTTAGCAAAAGAAAAAGTTATACTAGAAGCAATGGAAGAAGGGCTAGACGAATTCTTTGAAGGAGTCAAAATGGCACTTGATCCTTTATATACTTTTGGTGTAAAGAAAGTTCCTGAATCCAAAGTAGATGGACAAGGGCTCAAATGGGAAGTATTTAAAAAACTAGCAGACCAATTACACAATAGAGAACTTACAGGGCATGATGCTAGAGATGCAATATTGTTGACTAGAGATATAGCAACAATGGATCAATGGAATAAATTTTATAGAAGAATATTAATAAAAGATCTACGTTGTGGTGTAAGTGAGAAAACTGTAAACAAGGTAGCAAAAAAGTTTCCACAGTTTTCAATTCCAATTTTTACTTGTCCTCTAGCACATGATTCTGCTAACCATGAAAAGAAAATGGTTGGTAAGAAACAAGTAGAGGTAAAACTTGATGGAGTAAGGGTAATTACAATCATCCAAGGAGACACAAGCCACGGTAACTTTAGTAGGGTAGAAATGTTTAGTCGTAATGGTAAACAGTTTCATAACTTTGGACATATCATAAGTGAAATTGAAGAAGTCATTAAAGATAATCCTCCACCATATGATTTGGTTTTGGACGGTGAAGTTATGAGTGCTAACTTTCAGGACCTTATGAAACAGGTACATAGAAAAGATGGTAAGCAATCAGATGATGCCGTATTACATTTATTTGATATGTGTCCATTATCTGAATTCCAAAAGGGAGTTTGGGACAAAGATCAAGCATTCAGAAGCCAAGCAGTAAAGGCTTGGGTAGACCAGCATAAAGGCGTCTTAAAGCACGTACAAACACTTGATTGGGAAGATGTGGACTTAGATACCCAAGAAGGTCAAGAACGCTTTGTAGAGCTTAATAAAGCGGCTGTAGACGGTGGTTATGAAGGGGTTATGATCAAAGATCCTGAAGCACCATATGAATGTAAAAGAACACATAGTTGGTTAAAGGCAAAACCATTTATAGAAGTAACATTAAAGGTTGTTGCGGTTGAAGAAGGCACAGGCCGTAACGAAGGTAGATTGGGTGCCGTAATAGTAGAAGGAGAAGATGATGGATACAATTATAGCCTTAACTGTGGGAGCGGTTTCACTGACGATCAACGTGATAAGTTCTGGGCTGAACGTGCTAGTCTCATTGGTGACTTAATAGAGATTAGAGCAGATGCTAGAACGCAGTCTCAAGATTCTGAAACGTATAGTCTCAGGTTTCCAAGGTTCAAATGCTTCCGAGGTTTCGAAGCAGGAGAAAAAATTTAATCCCCGTGAACGGATAGACGGGAAAAACCTTACCGATGTTGAGAAGATGGACAAAGGTTACAAAGGTAAAACATTCACAATTAACGGCTTAGATGGAGATTTTTGATATGTATTGGTTAGTTGTAATTTTAAGTATAGCGAGTTATCCTGAAATGAATTTACAGTTTGAATTTAGTAGGAGTTACTACTGTAATTTGGCAAAAGACAAATTTATTCAGGCTGATCCGCCAACAATGATAATTGGAGGGAAAGTTGTTTCGTCCAAGATTGAGAAAATTTATTGTGACAAGAGATAGGTATAAGTAAATGAGAAATTTAAAAAGCATGTGGGCAGACTTTAGAAGAGATGACAGACCCGACTGGGAACGTATGTCAGATGACGGTATGAATAAAGTGTTAAAAACTGTTATACTTTGTATATTTGCTTACGGAACTTATGTTTTATTCATAGAATTAATTGGGAGATTTTTATAATGAGAAGATGGGTATACGATTGTTGGAATCATATAATGGATGCTGAAGTTAATCCATTAAGAAATATTCCGGATTTACAAGTTAGGCATATGGTTATGCAGATACTGGCATTTATGTGGTCGGCAGTATTTGCTCTGCTTATTGCTGATAGCATTATGGCATTTGGTGTTAGTGCTATAGGTCATGTTATGCTTGTTGCGGCTGTTGTTGTTACTGTAGGAACATTTAAGGTAGCAGAACATAAACCTAGTATGTTCGAATTTAGAAAAGACGGTTATCATTCGCATGGTAGAGGTAGAACATATACAATTTACAGGGACAAAAAAGGCAATGCTCATAAAGTAGAACTGCCTCCAGGTGATCCCGGCGGCGAGCATGAATAACGGTTGGCAATTTCCTTCCGGCTTTAAAACTATGAATGATATAAAATTTATAAGCCACGACAAGCATGTACTAAAGCATTTTCCTATTGTACCTGCTAAAGATTGCTTACCTAAATGGTATGCTAAATTAAAAGCCAACGAACCTAACATATCAAAATGTATGCCAGTACGTGATATGATCACTGCTGGTTACATTATTCCTAATCCCACTGAACAAGTAGTAGGATTATTAACGGAAGATGATATTCAAAACCCTGATGTTGTATATCCTGTGGAAATAGCAGGAAAATTTTTTACATCTTTAAATTATATGACTGCCCCTAATGCTTTTCATACTCATGACCAATGTCCTGTAAAAATTGATGGAGCAAAAAAGTCATATTACAAAATTAAATTACCTTGGAAGATTATAACTCCTAAAGGTTATAGCACTTTATTTTTACAACCTTTTTACGAGTTCCAAAAAGATTTCGTTATGATGCCTGCTATAATAGATACAGACTTGTATGATCATAGTAATTTAATATTTCCTTGTTACTTTAATAAGGATGTCGACCTAGCCCCTGGACAACCGTTAGTTCAGTGTATTCCTTTCAAACGTGATGAATGGAAACATTCGTTATCACACCAAGAAGAAGAAAAGTCTAGTAAGATGAATTTGTTTCTTCACAACATGTATAAGAGAGCTTTTCATCAGAAAAAGACTTTCAAATAAATTGACTTTTATATATAATGACTATATACTAAAAAAAATAGACAGTTGGAGATACCATGGCAAAGAAAAGAAAAGGTAATATTTTCAAAACAAAAGCGACTGAACCTAAATGGGATGATAGTAAAGACCTGACAGGTGAACAGTATAGCAGACGTATGCACGCCGCCCAAGAACACTATAGGATGGATTTTAAGTCTGACGCTTATAAGAGATGGATATTAGAATATTGTAAAACATCTGAGAAATGGAAGGACCATGTCAAGACAATATCAAAGAATAGAGATGGTGAATTTAGAAGTACACTAGGAGGCTTATGTAGACTTGCTAACTTAGGTTGTCCTGACTACCATAAACCTTATGCTGACTACTGGTTGACTTTAGCAGGCACTATGGGCGAAGTAGAACCACGTTCAGTTATTATAGATAAATGGATGCAAGAGCTAGTAGACTCTGGAAGTAGAATCGTAGAAACAGAAGACAAGAAAAAAGAAGCAGAAAAGAAAAAGGGTAATGTATACAAACCTAGTATACAAGAAAGAATTAAAGAACAAGCGAACACTCAATCTGAAGCAATTGAAGATTGGTTAGATAAATGGACTAATGATCCTAAGAAATTTAAAAAAGATGACTTCAAGTTTAGCAAACATTTTATAGCCTATAAGGTTACACAGGCTCATGCTAGGGTAATGCTTACATGGTATGAACCAGTGGCCACTGAATTACATGAAGTGCTTAATCCACCTACTAAGGCTGAGTTTAATAGAATGACCGAAAAGGAACAAGATTATTCTGAACAGCTGATAGAAGGTTATTCAATATACGATAAAAAGGATTTACATAACTTATACGAAGGTTATGCTAATCTAATAGGTGCTTTAAATATGCTTATTGATATGGCAAAAGCAAGTAGGAAAACAAGGAAACGTGTACCCAAAAGTAAAGACAAACTAATACAAAAATTAAAATATAAAGTATCAGACGATAAGTTTAAAGTAGCAAGTATTAATCCAATCGAGATAATAGGATGTAACGAGCTATGGGTGTTTAATGTAAAAACACGTAAGATAGGAAAATACGTTGCGAGTCAAATAGATCCTTTGAAGCAAGAACGTGAAGGATCAGGTTTAAGTGTCAAAGGCACAACCATTACAGGATTTAAAGAATCACAAAGTGTTCAAAAAACAATTAGAAAGCCAGACGAAAAGCTGAAAGAATTTCATGACGCAGGTAAGGTAAAACTTAGAACTTATTTAGAGGATATAAACGCAGTTGAGATCAAGCTCAACGGTAGGGTAAATGCCGAAACTATTCTTCTTAAGGCAGTAAGATAAATACTTGCATGGATCAGATAACAAACATACGAGAAGGTCTTGCTAAACTTACATCAGCATTAGAGACCATTGTAACAATTGACACACCAGCAACACCAGATGCTACAATTAATAGTATCAGCGGTAATGCTATACATGGTGGTAAAATTACGTTACTTAGAAGCACAGGTATTAGAGATCAAGCAAGTAGAACATCTTTACTAGTTGAAGATGATAAAATTACTGTTGGTAGCGCCGACATTGATAGTGTAGTAGGCGATTTGACTGTAGAAGATAATCTTACTATAGGAGGAGAACTTACTGCTAAAACATTGAGAGTAGCAGAAACATTTACTGATCAAAAACATAATAGTTCATTAGATTTCCAAGTAGAAGGAGATACACGTTTAATAGGATTACAGTGGCGTAAAAAAGGCGAAGCTACTAAACAAATTGTATGGCGTGATGACAGATTTTATATAAGCAACAACGTAGACTTACACAGAGATGCTTCATATAACATAGATAATATTCCAGTAATTAAACTAGATTCATTAGGTCCTACAATTAAAAAAAGTGATCTATCAAGTGTAGGAAGACTACAAAATTTACAAACAGATGGCGACCTTACAATTGATGATTACATTTTTTATGAAAGTGGTACAAGTAGACTAGGTATAGGAACAGAAGCACCAAATGGTTCTTTAAGTGTTTCTAGTAACGAAGCAGAATTTATTGTAGATCCAGACTTTGATCATCTTAGAGTAGGTGCTTGGACAACAAGTAAAATGTCTTTGATTACAGATAATAAAGAAAGAATTGTAATAAAACAACACGGCGGAGTTGAAGTAAAAGACAAATTAGGAGTCAATGTTTCTTATCCGGGTGAAGATGTAGATTTAGAAGTTAAAGGTAATATAAGATTCAACGCCAAGAAGTTTACAGTTGGCGAATTTCCTCCCACAGAAGGCAATTATAATTTGGGAGATATACAGTATGATACAAATCCAAGACAAGGTGGATTTATTGGATGGGTTTGTATTATTCCAGGTAATCCTGGTACATGGAAGGGCTTTGGAGCGATAGAAAAATAATGACAAAACTTTTTAATATTGACAATCAAGCTATTTCTGAAATAAAGTCAGGATTAAGCGATCTTTCAAATTGGATTTTAACAATGGAAAGATTGGCAGGCACATCTAATTCAAAACTTTCAATAGACGCGAAAGGAAGATTAAATGTTGCTGGCAAAGAAGATACTATAATCCACGGTAAGCTCGGAGTTGGAGTTGATACCGTACCAAATGATGTAGCTATAGAAACAAGTCTACCAGTTAGATTTCAAGGAAAAAAATTCGAAGTAAATAATGATGTTCCAAAGACTGGACTATACAACAAAGGTGATATGATATGGAATGACAACCCTGTGCCAAACGGTACACTTGGTTGGATCTGTATTAGAACAGGCACACCTGGAGAGTGGCGCACATTTGGGATGATTGGTGGATGACAGATTACAAAAAAGTAAATAAACATGTAAACATATGGTACATGTTAGGACGAGTAGCGCCTTTTGGTGCCTTGTTTATAATCTGTGTTATGTTGATGTTTGATCTTAATACATATCTAGAATACGTTTTATTAGCAGTAGCAATCTTTTTTGCCCTTTTCGCATTTACATGGTGGTGGTGGGTATTGGATACTGTAAAGCAACTTTTCGCTATGATGGAAATGACACATAAAAAATTCGACGATGTTCTAGGTGAACTAACCAGAGTGAAACGAGACCTGAATGATAGTAATTGGGAACGGTCAAAGTCGGAAAAAAATAAACCTAAATAATTATCACGAAGAAAAAATTGGTTGTAATGCGATCATTAGAGATCTCCATGTCAATCATTTAGTTTGTTGTGATAAGAAAATGGTTAAGCAGGCTCTTAGTCAAAACTATTCTCCTATATACACAAGACACAGATGGGTATCCGATTTTCCTATGGAACAAGTTATAGCACTTCCCAACCTACCTTATAAAGGTGACAAACGGCAAGATGATCCGTTTAATTGGGGTAGCGGTCCATATGCTATGTTGTTGGCAACTACTTTGTCTAAATATATAAAAGTTGTAGGATTTGATCTTTATGGTACTAAAGATGGAAATATCAACAATGTATATGCTAGTACAGATGGATATAAAAATTTACTTGACGAAGCAGTTGATTGGTCATATTGGGTTTATCAAATAGCAAAAATTATTGAATATAATCCAGACATAACATTTCATTTTTACAATTTGGAGGACTGGAAATGTCCAAAACAATGGAATTTTAAAAATATAAAGGTTGACAATATTACAAAATTATAATATAATGTAATAAACTTGGAAAGGTAAACTATGGGAAAATACTATTCTACTAAAACTTATGGACACAACATTGGATTGAGTGCTGTATTTAGACAGCCAAATGCTGATCATAGTCATTGTCATTTGTTACATGGATATAGCTTACAATTTAAATTTACATTTGGTTGTGATAAACTAGATAACAAGAACTGGGCTGTTGACTTTGGTGGCCTAAAGCCTTTGAAGGCTTGGCTAGAAGATAACTTCGATCATAAATTATGTTTAGATAATAACGATCCGCACATAGGAAAATTTAAAGAACTTGAAGCATTGGATTTAGCTGAGCTTAGAATGTTTGATGGTGTAGGCGCTGAAAAATTTGCCGAACACGCATTTAACTTCGCAGATGAATTAATTAGAAAACATACAAATAATAGATGTTACGTGGTAAAAGTCGAGTGTGCCGAGCATGGTGCTAATTCTGCTATATATGAGAAATAAGGCATCCATGTACAATGGCAAAAGTAGATAAATCTAAATATACAAAAGAACAATGGAAGATCGTTAGAGAGCAGAGGCGAAGGCAAAAAGCACTTGATCGATCTAAAAAGGCACAAAAGGTTTCTGTAGACGCAAAAGATACAGAAAGAACAATTAAAGTAGCAGTTAATGAGCCGGCCACAGATAACCGTTCAAATTATATCGTTTGTTTAAAACACGGCACAAAGTATGGTCCGGAGTATGTTAATAACCTATACAACATGGTTAAAAGGCATTGTACTGTTCCTTTCGAATTTGTTTGCTTTACAGACGACATTAGAAACATTAACCAAGATATAAAAACAATAACACTAAAAGAAATAGGTGTAAGTGGATGGTGGTATAAGCCTATCTTCTTTGATAAAAATTTTCCTTTGAATGGCAACATATTATATTTTGATTTAGATGTTGTAGTTCACAAAAACATAGATAACCTTTTTACATACAATCCAGGAAAGTTTTTAATTTGTAGAGATTTTAATAGAAGTATAAGACATGACTGGAATAGAATGAACAGTAGTGTATTTAGATTAGTATCCGGTTCATTGCCTCATGTATATGATGACTTTATGGAAAATGCTCCTATGAACATGCGTAGATTTCATGGAGACCAAGATTGGATTTATGAAATGTTAAAGGATAGAAAAAGTTTATGGTTGTTTTGGCCTGATGAATGGATCAGAAGTTATAAATGGGAAATGAGAGATCGATCCCATTTAGATAGAATTGGCGGCATAAGAAATTTCAAAGTGAAAGCAGAACCATTGGTACACAACTTATGTAATGTAGCAGTCTTTCACGGAGAACCTCACCCTCATCAGGTTGAAGATGATTGGGTAAAGGAGAATTGGAGATGATTAGGATATGGCATTATTGGTGTAAAGCAATGGGTAGTAGAGCTTATGATAATGACCGAAAAGACGATCATGTACATAATATAATTAGAACATTTTGGTTCTTATTACACATAGTTACTTGTTGTATGATTATAGCTGGTAACGGAAGGATGTTGAATATATGGTAGATAAATTTATTTTTGATGTGGACGGAACACTCACACCTAGTAGACGGCAAATAGATGATGACTTTGCCGTTTTCTTTTCAGACTTCTGTGCTGAAAATGATGTATATCTTGTTACTGGAAGTGATAGAGAAAAAACAATCGAACAGGTTGGAGAAGAAATATACAGTCTTGCTGATAGAGTTTACAACTGTTCTGGAAGTGATGTCTGGGAAGGAAATGTAAATGTTTATACAAGCGACTGGCAAATACCAGAAGAAGCAGAAAAATGGCTCAAGGGAGAATGTAGGTGTAGTGAATTTCCTCTAAGGACAGGATTACATATTGAGAAAAGACCAGGTATGGTAAATTTCAGTGTTGTTGGTAGGAATGCTACAATGGGAGAACGTCAACTTTATGTTGAATGGGATACTAAAGAAAATGAACGAATTAAAATAGCTAAAGAATTCCAAAAGTTTTTTCCTGCTATCCAGGCAGTGGTAGGTGGTGATACTGGAATTGATATTTTTCCGTATGGAAAAGATAAGGCCCAAATTATAAATGACTTTAATGAATTAGATGATACTTTACACTTTTTTGGAGATAGAATGGATCCTGCTGGAAATGATTATCCACTTAAGAAAGTAATACTTGACAACGATCTTGGTGTATGCTACAATGTAGAAGGTTGGAAACACACATGGAAGTTATTAAAAAAACATGACTAAACGTATAGGATTCGCATGTAAATACATGCACGAGAATCAAAACCAAAAAAAGAAAATATTAGAAGAAATACAAAGACCTTTGAATACAAGGTCAACAACTGTTGCTTGGTTAAATAGACAAACAAAAGAAGTAGCAGAAGAAAGATTATGGGATATTTGTAAACATAATATCCAATCATATTATAACTTGATAAAGTATGTAGGAGGATTGCCACATGAGTTACGAATGGTTAGACTTGGTTCCGATGTATTGCCTGTTTATACTGAGCCTACTTGGGGCTATTTCTGGAAGTTACCTGATGTACGTAAATATTGCGAACAGGCTTTGGCACCAGTCGGTAAGTTGGCTCGCGATCTTGATGTACGCCTTAGTATGCACCCTGGTCAGTTTACTGTCCTTGCTAGTGCTAGTGACGATATAGTTGAAAGAAGTATAGAGGAGTTTGAATATCATGTTGATGTCGCCAGATGGATGGGCTTCGGCCAGCAATTCCAAGATTTTAAGATCAATGTCCACATCTCCGGCCGTAAGGGTCCAGCCGGTATCCTCGACATCCACCCAAGATTATCTCCGGAGGCGAGAAACACAATTACAATCGAGAACGACGAAAACTCGTGGGGGCTTGACGCAAGTCTTGAACTTGGACACAAACTCGCTTTGGTCCTCGACATACACCATCACTGGGTCAAAACAGGTGAGTATATTAACCCCTCCGACGATAGATTTTCTCGCGTGATAGATAGCTGGCGTGGTGTACGTCCTGTTATACACTATTCTGTTTCTAGAGAAGATTATCTTGTAGATTTTGATCCTAATACAAAACCCGTAATGGATACACTATTGCTTGAAGGTTACAAAAAACAAAAACTAAGAGCCCATAGTGATTTTATGTGGAACAACTCAGTCAATGATTGGGCATTAAGTTTTTGGGAACACGCAGATATTATGGTAGAGAGCAAGGCTAAAAACCTAGCTAGTGAGAAGTTATTTCAACACTGGATGTCAACCACGCAACACTACTAAATACAGTATGCGTTTTTTAGAAATACAAGACTGCCAAAGAACCAAGGCTAGGACATGTCAATGTAAAGATATTGAAAAAATATCTGAAGATGTAGACATTCCGGTGGTAGCAATAAGTGATCTAGAACACTCCGATAAAGTCAAAGGTACTATATTATTCATGCAGAAGAAAGGTTCTCCTACTCTTATTAAAGGTAAAGTAACAGGATTAGAACCAGGAGCACATGGATTTCATATACACGAGTTCGGAGACCTAAGTCAAGGTTGTGAATCAGCAGGCGCCCATTATAATCCAGACGGTGTAGATCATGGCGATCTCGAAGATGGACATGTGGGAGATTTAGGAAACATCGAAGCAAACGAAGACGGCATTGCCGAATTTTCTTTTCCAGCAAAAAGAGTAGAATTGATTGGTGAAAGAAGTATTGTAGGTAGAGCTGTTGTCGTTCACAGTGATGAAGATGATCTAGGTAAAGGCGGAGACGCAGAAAGCCTTAAGACAGGTAACGCAGGCGACAGGTTAGCTTGTGGTGTTATTACCTTAACAAAAGGAGAAAATAATGATTAAATGGTTAAAATCAAGAATCGAAGAACGTACTTCATGGGACGGCGCGGCCTTAATCCTAATGGGAGTTGTAGTTCTTATCGCGGGTCCATTCGCGAAGTTGGCGGCTTATGCGGCCATTGCCTATGGAATATGGACAATCTGGAAAAAAGAGAACTAAAGTTCGTCTATAGTAACTTTGGAATCAACGGGTAAATTTAATTTATTTCGTTGCTCCACTCCTTTACGTTGAGCAAAACGTTTAGGATCACAGGAAGGGCAAACGTGGACATAATAATCGTCAAGGCGTTTAGGATCTACTTTGCCCTTTTCTCTTCTAAACTCGTTATGGCACTCGTCACACTGAAAAATGGCATAACTACGTAGACGCTTGTAAGGATGGTTTTTTCCAGATTTACTTTTTCTAACGTAAAAACGTATTTCTTTTTCTATTCTTATGAACATACTGTATTTATTTACGTTCGGATTATAAAAGATTACATAAATACTAAGGAGCAGATGATGTCAAACATTGTATTTTTAACAGATCAAGCTAAAACTCAAATGGTTTCAATGCTTGAAGAACATGCTAAACAGGCAGTAAGACTGTCCTTAAAAGGCGGAGGTTGTGCTGGCTTTAAATATGATTGGACATTAACTGACGAAGCAGAAAAGGACGATGAGGTTATAGAACTTCCAAAAGGTAAGTTTTTAATTGATCCAGCTAGTATTATGTACTTGATAGGATCAAAAGTAGATTACAAAAAAGAAGTTTTTGGATCATATTTTTCAATCGAAAATCCAGCTTCAACATCAAGTTGTGGTTGTGGAGAGAGCATAGGATTTTAATTAATGGCAAGACAAGATATTTACTTAGGGGTTGAGGGTAACGACGGTACTGGTGATAGTATCCGCGAAGCGTTTAAAAAAGCTAACGAGAATTTTACAGAACTGTATGCTGTATTCGGGCAAGGCGGTACTATAAGTTTTACAGCTTTAAGTGATTCTCCTTCAGCTATTACACCCAACGGAGTTTTAATTGGAAACACAACTGGTACAGAATTAATTGCGAAAACACTTACTGGTGGCACAGGAATATCTATAGATAATACCAGTTTAACAAATATTACAATTACAAACACTGGTGCTAATATTAATGCTGATACAAGTCCTATTTTAGGAGGACCTTTAAGTGGTAATGCTGTATATCCTATAGGAAAGATAAACACATCTGCCGCGGCTATAGCAGAATTTAATTCAACACACGCATCACAAATTACTATTGATGACATTGTTACAGACAAAAAATACCAAGATAAAAATTATGCACCACACACTATTACACAATCTAACAAATCTGTATATGCTAGAACAGAGCCAACTGATGATAATGAATACACACAAACAATTACAGAATATAGTTCAGGTAATGTTGTTATATCGGGTCACGGGTTTGATAACAGCTTCAATGGTACTCAGTGGAAATATTCTACTACAAATACAGCACCAAACGGTTTAACAAATAATACAAATTACTTTATTAGATTTGTAAGTGAAAATCAAATTAGTTTACATACAAGTAAAGCAGAAGCACAAAACGATAACGATTTAACTAGAGTAAAAGTTAATATAGGTTTAGGAACTACAACTGCTGTCACAGGCACAGATGTAATTAAAGACCAAAGCTATAATGAAAGTCTATACGGTAATTACAGAGTAGACGAAGTAATGCCAAGAAACGCTTCAGTAAGAAGACAAGGCGATGAATTAGCAGGGTCACTTTACCTAGCAGACCATCCAGGATATCTAGCAGGCACTACAGGACCAATAGAAGATAGACAAGCGGCAACTAAACTTTATGTTGATAACTCTTCTTATGCTTCTACAGAAGATCTATTTGTTACTAAACAAGGTGACGATACACAGGCAAACACTCCAGTAGGATTTGAAGGTAGGGGTTTAAGTTATGCCTATGGTAGTTTAAAAGCGGCGGCCTTAAAGGCACAAGAAATTATGGAGTCAGCTCCTATTGAACCTGGTGCCTATAGACAAACTATTACATACAACGCAGGTGATAATATATCACTTGTTACACTAGCTGAAACAAAAACAACAAATGCTTTGGCAAAAAGTGCTATTAAATATTTACAAGGCAGTAAAAAGTTTGTACAGAAATCTGTTGTTGATTATGTAAAAGATAATTTCCCACAACATAGTTTCTTTGACACTAATGTTATTAATAAAAATACAGAAAGTTTATTATTTAAAAATAAAAAGTTTATACAAGAAGAAGTAACAGCTTGGATCAACTATCAAATTAATACAGGCGCTACAGTAAGTTATAGTGACGGTACAGCTAACTTTACAGGATTTAAATATAGTTCGGCAAAGTGTAAAAGAGATGTAGGCTATATTGTTGATGCTTGGGAAAATGACTTAGCTAGAGGCGGCAACATTGAAACAAGAAGAATAGCATCAAGCTATCTAGCTGGTGCTGTAAATGCTGTCAATAAAAATACATCTAACGCAGGCAATACAGTTAATCAAATAGCACAAACAAATGCCGCACTTGAATTTGCTAGAGATCTTGTTAAAGATTATATTTTAACAGGAACAGCATATCCGACAAAACAAGGTTACTTCCAAGTTAACGCATCTAACTTAACAGCAAACGCATTTAGATTCTATATAGGTACATCATCATATGCTAATGTATATGTAAACGGCGGAGTTGTTACTAAATCAGACGGGACGGCACTTAATGTAAGTAATTTTACCTATGATTATACAACAGGATTTGCTGATGTAACTACTACTACAACACACGGATTGTCCGCAGGTAACACAGTCCAATTAACAGGTGTAAATGTTAATTGTACTTACGATGGTGCTACTACAGAAAAAATATATCCAGAGCTAAACAGCCAAGCAAATTGTTATAAATTTGTAGTTCAAAATGCTGACTTCTTAGGAAATAGTCCTACAACTAACGGTTTCCAAATATATGTAGGACCTAGTAAATATGCTCACACTTATATTAGTGGCGGTACAGCAAAAGGAAACCTAACAGAATTTTCACCAACAGGAGCAACATATAATCCAACAACTGGAGATATGGTAATTACTATTGGAAGTCACAGCTTAACAACATCAAACACAATAGAAATAGAACCAAACAGTTTTACATTTACCTGTGCGAAAGATAATAATGCTACTCTTCATTCTTATCCAAGAAAAGAATCTGTTACATCATCACCAAGCAGTGATCCAGCATATAATACAGCTTTAGCAATTACGGCAGTTGGCGGAACAACAATTACAGTCAACGTAGGGATATCTTCAGATACAAGTGCACACACTTTTGTAGGTGCTAGAAGAAATGCTGTAAAATATTACACAGCAAACACAAGTATTTCAGGATTTAATTACAGTAATACAAACGGGTATGCTACAGTAACAACGTCAAGTGCTCATGGACTAGTCGCAGGTAATAAAGTTGAATTAGCAGACATATATCTATCTTGTACTGCTCCTACAACAAGTAACACATATTACCCACAACCTATATATGGTGACTATGGAACAGGTAACAGTGACATTCCTACAAGAGCAACAGCATTAACAGAACTTATAGTTGATGTTATTGCCAACGGATTAGGTAAAGTTCCTGCTCCAGTACAACCGCAAAAATCTAATAACACCTGTGAAAGAGATTTAGGATTAATAATCGATGGAATGATTATTGATATAAGGAACGGAACCAACTCTAACTTCAATGCCTTACAAGCGGCTAAGAGATACTTTAGTACACCAAGTGGAGCTAAAGCTAGAATAAGTCAAAAAGCAGAAACACTTGCGGCATTGACAAAAGCAAAATCATATGTTAGAAGTGTAGTTTCAAATACGGATTTAAAAAGACAATCAAGATTGTTTTCAGTTGAAAGTGCCAACTTAACTACAACACAATTTCAAATTGCTGTAGGAACTTCGAATACAGTACACACTTATGTAAGAGGCGGAACAGTTACTTTTGGAAATACTGTCTTTACTATTAACAATTTTTCATATAATAATGTTACAGGAAAAGGATTAATTACTACAACTACAGCACATGGATTAACAACAGGTAATGTTGTACAGATTGATGATGTAGTATTTGAATGTAATACTGGTATAAAAGAATATCCTGGAGAGTTTTCAACAGATATTCCACAATACTTAGATAGTACATTAACAACAGTATCAGATACCATTAAAAATGCTTTAGACAACCAATTTGATATTATTATAGACATTTTAACAAATGGATTTACAGCAGTTGATACTTATACCGTAGTAGAAGGTAGTACATATAAAATACAATTTAGTAATGGTGGATCAAACTATTATACTGATCAAGGTATAAAC